ACGGAGTCGAAAGACTCACATCCTCACGGATGTCCGGCACTAGTGTATCACTACACTAGCACCTTCCCATATTTTAGTCTGGCGGATATGGGACGCCCAGCGCGTCGCAAGTGTTCCGGATCCTCGTTGAAGGGGGTCCAGAAAAACTTGAGAAGGGCCGATACGCCGTCAAGGGGATCACTCCTGTATGTGTACACAGGACGCGTCGCCATGACGTAAGGTCGATGGAATCGCTCATCCCACCCTTCGGGGGCGGAGATGAAATCCCATCGAACCAGCGCATCAACCGACTCGGGTCCTACAGGGAAGGGTATGATCCCTTCGATGTAGGAATCGAGCCTCGTGACCAGTTCCGTAGGCCCGTACTGCTTCCAGTACAGGTTGCGGAACGCTACAATGGACACGAGTTCGTCGACATCACTGCGTTTGCGCGGGAGACGCTTCCGAGCTTTTACCGGAACCACCGGGAAGCCCAGGAAGTAATCTCCTCCACAACTTTCACGAAAGTTTCCCTTCATGAAAGACTTGTCGACATTTACCTTGAGGCCGAAAGCCTCGAGGAGATGCACGCATTCGTTGGCTGCGTATGTGGGGACAATGATATCGTCACCATATACGCGGAAGTGGGTATTCGGATGAACGCCCACTTCGCTGCTTTGAGTACGCTTGACCGCCATTCGAGCAATCGTCGCGAAGACGAGTGTCTCAATTGGAAAGGTCAAAGCAGAGCCCATAGACGCGAACTTCCGAAGCTGCACGATCGTGCCGTCCGGAAGAACTGATCGCTGAGATCTACAAGCCAAGATGGCCGAGAGAAGTCCCGGCCAGAAATGGAAGAGATCTTTGACGATGCGAAGAGAAACGCGGTCTGAGGCCTCGGACAAGTCCAAGGTCGCATACGCCTCCGAATCAATGCTACCCTTCCGGGCAAGCAATTGATTCGGCTCTTGGAACTCGTAACTCACGGATGGGTGTTGATACATCCATCGTTCAAACAGGGTTGCAAGGCCCTGTTGAATGAACTGGTTATATACCGGTTCAGCAGTGATGATACGAGGTCCCTTCGCCGTCTTAGGCACCGAAATCACCCGAGCGGGTGGTTCGGCACCAGGCGGATGCAGAACAAGGTCATCTCCTTCATACGAGAGGGAGTGAGCCAAGTGAAGAGTAGCGGAGAACCAAGCGTCAAGACGCTCGGACCACTCTCTGCTAGCCCACTTACCATTACTGGTAAGTTTCTGAGCTACTGCACCGGGTCCATGCTTCGAAGTCGAAAGGAATTCGTTACGGTGAACGTAAGTTTCCATTCGATCAAAGTAGGACCCCCACATCGCTTTTGCGGTCTTCCTGAACTCGCGAACGAGTTCATGAGGGACCGAGACAAGCGATATGGCTTCATCCGTCGAAACGTACGCAGCTATCGCGCGGTCAACCCTTTGCTGGGTCGGCAACTCTTTCAGTTTGCCGTGCAGATTGGTTATCTGCCTAATCGCAAGAACTGCGTGCGGATCTGGGTACTCAAGCAGGATGCCGTTCTGGTCGAACACTCGACTGAAGGCGCCGTGCAGAAATGCAGGGCGCACGTCATCCTTGCCCTTTCGCTTGAACGCGAAGGGACTCGGATAATTCAGGCGGCCTTCCTCAAGTCCTCTCTCGAGAAACTTGGAAAGGGTCGGAAGAGTCAGAGTGAGAAATTCTTCTCCCTCTTGTTCGACTCGAGATCTCATTGTAGCGAGATCTCTCTGGGCATCACAGCCTAGCAGACGTAACTGGTCTTCCAGTACGGCTGCTTGGAGATCAGACTGGCTTTTCAACTATCCTCCTTGTATGGGGTATGGTTCCAGTTGTGATCCTGCAGGTCCGAGGACTCAGCCAAGGCTGAGTCCTCGGAATGTAGTCACATCAACCTCGTGACCGCACTGCCAAGGCAGTACCGATGGCGCCAACGACCAAACCAAGACCTCCTGTCAAGGACATGAGGCTGAGGATAAGGACGGTGTCCGTCATCAGTTTTCCCCGGCGATCAGCTTGATAAGAGCTGCGTCGGAGGATGCGGTCAGATGATTGATGAGAGCCTTCGCCAGGTCCTTCTGCTCTGCAGCAGAAAAGCCCGACGGAGGCACGTCAACCGTAAGAGTAACCGTCCCGCTTGCGATCACGTTCGTGGTCGAAACGAGAGGGTCGGTGACCACCTTCGAGAAAGTGAGTCGCGCAACATGACGCGAACGCTTGCCGTAGGCGGTCGAAACCTCAAGGGATACCTTGGAGTCGTAGTTGGTAAACTTACCAACATCCGACCCAGTGTTGACCCGCGGAAGCGAGACAGCACCAGGGGTAGTCCCGATGGTGACGGACTGAGGGTCTGCAAAGGCCACAGTTTCTCCTGTTCAATTGTTGTTGAATTGTGTCTACCTACTCCTGGCGAGGCCAAGAGCAGAGAGGATTGCCCATTGGCCGGCGTTAAGCTGGTCGAGGGCAACATCAAAGCCGAACGGCGAGGCCGCAATCCTAACCTTGAAGTCGTTGGTGTAGAAGAAATCGAAGTTCCCGCTGAACGCGCGAAGTCCGGTTCCCGATGCAACAACGGCAGGGTCTACGTGAACACCCACGTGCGTCTTCATACGCACTGTGCTGTAAGCGTAGTTAAGGATTGTGTTTGACAGACCGAGAGTCGTGAGATTCCCGATTACGGTTCCCATGTTTGAGAACCAGTCAATCAGCCATGACCAAGGAGTAACCTGCCAGAGAACCTCTGGTGTGATCTCCAGCCCGAGCAATTCGATGGCCTTGTCCAAGTACCCGTTGTTAGTGGGACTAGGACGAGCTGTCGTATTGAATCGAGCTGTTGTCCACAACGAGATCTCTTCAAGCACGGATGTCTGAGCAGGATGACTGCCGAGACTGACGTTGGCAATACCACTACCGCTCGCGGTATAGGTATTCCAACCCCAGTTGTTGGCGGACACTGTAGTCGAGCCCTCGAGAGGAGGGCCGAACTTCAGCGGAATGGAACTAGTTGTAATTCCACCCCGTGTGCTCAAAATCCTGCGAACGCTTCTCCTCGTACTATCTTCAGGAAATAGCATGTTATCAAGAACCAAGAGAGTCTTGATAGCACCGTCTACGTCCCGAAGAAGCGGAGTCCACCCAAAGACGTTGTTCAAGTAGCCGGAACCGACCGCTTGAGCAGCGTCCCTCACTCCTGAAGCTTTCATCCTCGTGATGAGGGTGAGAGTTTCTTGGAGGCCTTTGAAAACCGATGGAATGTCGCCCTTCGCAAGCTCGAGAAGAGCTGCGAAGATCGACACCTTGGTATCAAAGGGATTCATCTCGCTGATATGATTAGCAGCGGATGCTCGGACCGACTGAAGAGTCGGACCGAAGGTCGAGCCTTGGGTTGAGAAGCGGAATCCCTTGGAGCCGAAGTACCCCGAGAAGGGGTCGATTAGAGGAGAGGTTTGCGCGAGCGAACCTCCCGACGTCATGTTGTAGATGGCGGAAGGACAGACGTTACTGTACGTCCTCGAAGTGTTTATCGAGGAAGCAAAGTGACGGACTGAGTTCTCACCACCTACAAACTTCGACTTCGCAGAAGCGAACTCGTGACCCATATCCCCGACAAGGAAATGGGAAGGAGAGCCCGGACGAGACATCACCGCGGAAATTTGCCTTTCGAGAAATTTCCGACGGTAGATGAGCCGATCCGCTATAGATCCAGTGGGTCTATAGACTTCTGATTCAGGATCCGTTTTTACCGCGGTTGTCGTGTCCTGCGCTGCGATTTTGCCTCCAGTCCGAAAACTGTAGACAGCCTCGTAGCCAGTAATGGCATCCGCATCGATTCGACTACCCAGAGTGGCACCGGAAATAGCAAGACCAGACGTCTTGCGAGAACCGGACACACGGGAAGACGAAACGTACGGCATGACTGAACCTCCGTTCACTGTGATGTTGGGCCCCCGGATGGGGG